TATCTTAAACGACGACGACAGTTAAACGACGACGACAGTTAAACGACGACGACGACGACAAGATCTGGACGACGACGAACGATAAAAGACCGCTTATCATATTAATCCTGGGGCTTACTATATAAGTAACTTAACTTTTAGGAGGGTACTATGACCGATTCCCCATTCATTATAAGACGTGGTATAGTCAATGAAGATACCGGCGCTATCACTTTTCGACCAACCCCTTTCAGTGCGGATACATTGATCGAAGCGCGAAAACTTCGTGATCATTTAGAAGACTGTAATACTCACGCCGAAGACCGTATGTTCTTTGCAATATTCGATTCTAATGATAACCCACTAAATTCCTCAAGAATAGGAGCCTTTTAATGACCCCAGACGTAAAACAATGGATGAAGAAGTTCTACCGCAACGGCAGCAACGTACCATACCACGCTGTTTCCAGCGTTCACTTCAATATCAACAGCCGCGCTACGATAGCGAGAGCTATTCAAGAACGCGCTGTTAACGGCATGATTGGTTCAATCGCGAGCGGTTGTACCTGTGATGGACTAAGCTATTCCAATTCAATTCTGACGCGAGTACCTAACGTGTTTCAAGAATGGAGCTATCGCGAAAAAGAATATGAATACGCTGACGGTCCACTCAACTTCTACTTTTGTAGTCCCAAAGACCTACCCGAAGACGCCCATATCTCACGTGACCTACACGCTGAGGCGGCGGGATACTAGAATTCCCTCTTGATAACTTGGGCGGTGGAGCAATTCACCGCCCATCTTTTTACGCTACCCGTGGATCTGATAGATCAGGCGTAAGTCAAGAAAAAAGGTGAGCTGTTACACCCACCCTTAGTCTTATTTAGTGTCAGGTGGTGGGTACACCAGTTCACAATAATTAGTCAAGTCAAAAACTTGGTGGTCGTGAGTTATACCATTTACCTCGTCAATAACACCGACGTTGAGGTAAACGGCATTAGGGTCAAGTTTTACACCCTGCTCATAATGAGGATCATCGAACCGACCCTTAGTAACAAGGAACTCATAAGAGAACCCATCAATGACCTCCGTACGGGTCATCATTTTTACAACACCCCAAGCATCTTTTTCTTGTTGATTTACCGCTTCTGACATTTAATAGCCCTCCTGTTAGTTAACTTACTTTTAAGTATAAAACGGGCGAGTTTAAAACACCCGCCCGTTTTACTGTTTATTATGTAACACGCCAAATCCTAACACCCCCTTCCTCTTTTTGGCGAACTCCCTTTTTACCCTGTAACCTAAGACGGGTATAGATTATTTCACAGTCTCTTAAAGTACCAAGAACACTGTCATCTACTTCCATTGTATCCACCCAATCCCACTTGTTCTTTGGGGGGGGATGCGGTACACCTTTATCTATTTTTAAGACCATTGTTTAACCCTCTCTTGTTAATTAACTTACCCCTTATTTTAAAAGTACACGTTTAAAACCACTAGGCTCTTTTACTGGTCTTTATCCAGTGCGCTTGTCGCCATCCGCTAACCCTTATCCAGTGCGGGTTTGGGGATCTAGGATAACGCACTGGAGTTTGCAGATCTGGCAGATGTTATTTATGGTGAGGTAGGGTATGGTAAGGGAAGGTAAGAAAAAGATCTCCAAGATCTATCAGATCTAAGCGACGACAGCGACGACAACGACAACGACGTGCAAAAAAAGTCCCGCCGAAGCGGGACGAGTTGTAACATAAACAGGGAGGTTTATGAAACCGACAAGGTGACGAAGGACGTACCATAAAATTTAGAGGTACGAGAATAACCACCCGCAAGAGCTGCGGATAAGTCCCGGTGTCCACCACCTAATACCGTGGCCGACTTTATAAAGTCTTTAGCCACTAAAATGCCCGAACCCAGAGCAGCGTTGATTTCAAAACGCTTACCCGACTGACGTCGGAGGTAAGGGGGGATAGCTCCGTCTTCCATCGGCTTAGTCACCGCGCTAGGATTAGCAGCGATAAATGCCTTAACAGAAGTATCCTGTTGAGATTCGGTCATTTCTAAGAAATTTGGAGTGACCTCGAAAGTTGAATTTGAGTTTTTAGCCATTAGTCTTTCTCTCTTTCTTTGACTATCCATTAAGGGATAACCCCTTAACTATCACCATTATACTAAACCACGCGGTGGGAGTAAAGGGTTTATTTATCTTATTTTATCGTCCTGAACTTGAACTGGTTTGGGTTTGTCATCACCTATGCATGTCATAAGTCTAGCCCAGTCGTATGGGTGTTCGATCTTGGCCATCGGAACGATCTCACTGATCTTATTGTCTTTAAGCGACTTGGCTTGAAATCCGGAAAATAGATATAGGGGATCCCTCCCTCCCCCCCTTGCCAAGATGTAAGAACGACCACCATGTCGTGATCTGGTAAGATGCCAAGCGATTTGATGAGGCGACAATTTAATCCTGTTATTTTTCGTTACTTTGAGTTCTATCCAAAACTCGCCAAAACTGGCACAACCGTTAAGATCTGGAACTCCAGGCGATGCCCATGATTCAATCCGAGTCCAGTGAACATCCGTAACCCCATCACGTAACGCATGCCAAAACCGAGATTCAGGCTTTGCTGACATCTTTAAACTCACCATCAACGACAGAACTTAGTGTACCACTTGACTCATTATCTAACTGATGTAAGCGACTGATAAGATCTTCTTTAGACATTGCATTGATGTGAGCATGTAGGATTTCTTTCCGATCAACATAGAGACCGCCAACTTGACCGCGATGTTTTTCTGCAGAGATCGCAGCACTGAATTGGTTGTTCGCGACAGCGCCATCACGTAAATCACCAAGATCTTTAAGGTGACCTGTGTATGTGACCTCGTATTTCTTATTTAGTTCTTGTCTGAGTTCATTAATATAAAGAGCGACATGAGGAAACTTTCCGATATCAAGAAGTTCTGATGCCCTGACTTTGGCCGAGCTATCAGCATATCCGGCACGTCGAGCCGCCTCCGCATTTGAACAACGACCTAAAACGATTTCTTCAGAGAATTTCCTTTGACGAGGAGTTAGCGGTCGCGTAAGAACAGGGTTGATCACATCAGTCTTTCTTCGGGGCATCTTTCACCTCCCCTATAATATACATCGAGAAAAAATATAAGACAACAACTTTGATCGTCACGACATGGTGATACACATATTGGTACTGACTTGCCAATAAGTACCAATAGGAACTACCAATATATAACAAACGACCATAATTCAAGGACTTAGCTACTCGCTTATTGGCATATTGGTAAAACATCTCCCAAAATTTTTTAAGAGCTACAACTTCTCGAGTCGTATATATAGAACAACCAATAATAAGAAAGTAGGATTAGAGGGGTGAGAGAGGGTACTTTCCTGAGACTGGGCTCACCCCTCTTTGGGTCAGGATTTCCTATTAACCCTGTTAACTTCCAGTCGAGGAATCTAAAACTTACCTCCTATATATACGACTTGCTGATGCTTTAGCGTTGGCTGGGGTAAAATCAAGTTCTTCAAACTCATTATCGATTCTTCGGCCAGCGACAATAGTAGACGTTTGAATACCAGCGCCCTCAAGTAAAAATTCCCAGACGCTTTCTTCTTTAAAGTCCTCTTTTCGTAAAACTACACTAAATCCCATAATCAATTTCCTTTCTTCGTAAAATCCATCAACTTTTCACGATTTTCTTTTATGTAAATATTAGCAAGTCTTTCAATCACGCTCCCCATAGAAAGTTGGGATACCATTAACTCTTTTTGCATGAGGTCTCTGCATTGACGCAGCCTACTGAACGCCGTACTCTTGATAGCAATGGCCGAATAATCTTTTGGCGCTTTCGTCATTAAACAATTCCCTCAAGTTCTTGTTTATCTTCTAAAACCCCATCAATATAATTTTTGAAGTCCTTAAATGAAGGGTGGTGGTAGGGACTCCAAGGCCCAGAAATTATTTCATCTTTAGGCGTACGGATATCGTGCCAGATTTTGATGCAGTCCGGTTCACGGTCTTCCCAAGGTTCGTACTTATACTCCTCGTACATATGTACAATAAAGGAAGTAGGATTACGTGTGTTCATTTGACCCTCCTAATACCAACATGTATAAAAAACTGGCCTACCGTTGTCAATTTCTTCTAGTGCCCAGTCACAAAATTCCAAGTCGGTTTCTTTATAGTCACTAGCCGCTTCATCCTGAAACTGGTGCCCATAGAAAAAGCCTCCGGGAGATTCGGGTAAGCCATCACCCTTGATCAGAGCTTGGAGTTGCTTTATATCGTTACGCTCAAGCTCCAAATTTTGGCAGTTGAATTCTTTATTGTTGCCTCGCTTTTGGTACCAGAGCATTTCCATAAATGCCTGAAGTTTGGCATGTTTACGCCACTTGAACTTCTCATCAAAGTTACCGTCAGAAGAACCAGTATGTGCATATTGATCTAAACCCATTTTACCCTCCTTCTTTATAGCCATAAAGCGTTACAGCAAAGTTACATTCAGCAATATCCATTAGAGTATACTCAGGGATTAACCCTTTTTCCTCGGCCAGTTTGATAGCCATTTCTTGAAGATAAATGAACCGATCTTCATCTTCACGAGGGGTATCCCACAATTTACTATCTATTTCGTCTGAATTCGTTTCACCCAAAATGATTGCTCCACAGTTTTTATCCCAATGAGGATAAAACTTATCTATATAATCCTGAACTTCTTGAGGTCTTGGAATATCGACCCAGGCTTTTTTATCTTCATCCCATTTACGAGTGTCGGGTTCCTGTAGCCAAGCAACTATAATATAATGAATGGGAACGCCCCCATCATTATAGGCACTATTTTCATAAGAACCATTTTTGAGCTTGAAGTTTCGACGACTAACGCCTGTGAGACACCCTTTTTGTTGAATTGTAATTTCCATTTTAATCTCCCACAAAATCAGCAGCTTCACGGGTTACTCTAGCATTTTCCTGATACTGAGCGTAACGGGCATCGCCCTCTTCAGTGCCAGTATCATATAAAGCACAGTTCTCAGCGCCTATGGCCGCACCCTCTGCGGATCCGGCTACCCATGTTACAGCTTTTTTGAAGCACTCATCATAAGAAATAGCCCCGTCAAAGATTTCAACCTTATCGCTATCGTCGAGGCACTCCACCCAAGTATCCCAGCCTTTATGGTAATTGCTGAGAGCGTGAGCGTTAATCTTTTTAATAACTTCGTCCATGAATTTACCCTCGTCTAAAGTTAAACTATAATTATATTATAAAGCCCACTTTACCTAACACCCGTTCTCTTTTATCAGTGGGATAAAGTTTAAATCCTTTAGAGCCGTTCTTCTAACCAAGACTTCCATACAACGGAGCCGTAATCCTGAATAGCTTGGACGGCTTCTGCCTGGGATAGAAACCAACCTAATTCCCGGGAGTGGGGGTCACGCACTGCAAACACCTGTTTACCAGAAGGTGATAGACGTTGACTTATAAAAAATTCTGCAACAGTGCCGTCCTGAAAAATGGCCATCGTGATTTTAGTGATTTTAGTCATTATGAGTCACTTTTTCCTTAGATGTGTTCCGGATCAATGACCTCTTCCATTATGCAGTTCAGGGAGCAAACTCCAATGGCCCATTCACCAGCGTGGAAGCCCCTATCTTCAGCGAATTTAAGGATCCCCCCATAGGAAGGATAGGGCATCAGCCCTTTCTTATACCGCATATCTTTTTCCCACTGTTCTTTGAATTCAGTAATGGAGGGATAAAGGCTGGTGGGATTGTCTTCCTCTTCGATGAGGCCTACAATAGTTGGTCTTTGTTTCTTCCATGTACCGTCAGAATGACGCGCCCATGCTAACACAACGCAGAGATTGTCAGCGGTATCGTCGACAACCAGTTCAAAATATTTTTCCATAGATTGATCAGTCATTTTTAGCTCCTTGAATTTCACTACCATAAAAACCCTCTTGATTACAAATTAGAAGGGTGGTCTCTTCGGGCACCAACCCTTTCTTTTCCGCGAGCCGTACCGCTTCGTCTTGAAGAAAACAGGCCCACTTATCCCAGGGGTCACCAGAATTATAGTCAAAACAATAAAGATCATCTTCAGAACAGTAAGCTCCTAGAACTATCCATCCTGCTTGAGTTTCAGCGTGATGAGTATCCTTAACTCCAGGACTAGTAACAGCTAGTAAAAACCATCCTGTGACTGCCCCTGAATTATCTGTGGCATAAAGCCCGTTTTTGACTTTCCAATTACGCCAGCTAGTATCAGCCATTTTTAATCTCCCGAATCCAAATAGGTGAGAGCATTTCAAAATTAATCACCCATCCAACACCTTCAATGGGTGAACCTTTATGAGCGCCAACCCGTTTTAATTGATTAGACTCAGCGTCTAAAGTCATCCAAGGATACCAACCCTCACACTCAAATTCATCGAGGTACGCTGGCTCGTCACCTTCCTCTTCCGACCAAAGATATTCGAGATTTTTACCCCCTAACTCAAGTTCAATCATCAGATTATAAACCGTGAGCCATTTTTTACCAGTATCTTCCAATTCAGATTCGTCGGGACTGAAATTAAAAGGCCATTTGGTAACATCAACCTTTTTCCATTTTTCCATAAATTTACCCTCGTGTTTAGTTAAACTATATTTATATTTTAATAGCCCACTTTAAAAAGACGCGCCCTTTTTACTCTTTTTTATCCTTTTTACACCGAGGTAAACCAAACGAGTTCCACGTATAGACGTCACAATTTTTACTCAGCACATAGTCACGTTGTTCTGATTTAGTCATACACACAGGCACCTTATCAAATGCTCTTGCCCACAAACAATCTTTTTCTACGAGTTCTGAAGCAACAAATTCAGATGTGGTTTTTCCAACATTATTCCAGGTTACAAGGTCGGCTACTGATTGAGCAGTGGAAACGGGCCATGGCACAATGCCACAACTACTTGAAAAGATTAAACAAAAGCCAAGTAAACAAAAACACCGTAGAAAAGTCATGCCGGATTAGCGCACTGGGATTAACGCTACTCAACTTTATCGAGAGCTTTTCTTGCTCTTAAGAATTTAGAGCGCTGGTGTCTTTCCATTGCGAGATCAAAAACCGCGCGGCCTTTCTTTTCATCAGCGGTGATCATCCATTGCCATGGGTTATCACGAAATCGGCCCCATTCTTTGTCATTATCAAAAATACCATCCAATTCCCAACTGTCGATATTTAAAAGCACACGTAAAATGTGATGGAATTCTTTGTAATCATGGTAATGAGTCCAGGATTCTTTTTGATTTTGCTCTTTCATTTTATTCTCCTCTATCGTAATTATTTTAAAAGATTAAAAAAAGCCAAGAAAACTTCACGACCCCCCTACCGTGAAGTTAATTCTTCCCCATGTTTAAATTGTTGGTCTTCACACCATTCAGAAAAAATATCTTTCATGAGTTGTAAATCTTCATTATCAGGAAAATTGTGTGAACAATTTGGGAAATCTCTTATAATTGTTTTAGTGCAAAAAGAAACGACATCTTCAATCGTTTCAGCACCATCATTCAATGAATCAATAGTTAGGTCTTCTAAAGTTTTCATATTAGGTCTCCCCATTTTTAAGTTGACGTTTAGCCGATTGACGCTCGCGAGCTTTAGCTGCCTTTTTTAGACGCTTTTCCCATTTACGACTCAAACAATGTATTCGTTCTCGTTTAGGCATTTAATCCTCCTTAAGATTCAAGGCTTTTCTAAAATAAAGCCAAGTCTTTTTTGAATCACCATCAGTTTCAGCTTGAGCAGCCATTTTAAGGTTAGAATCAACCCAATTAATTTCAATGATTTTTTTACCATCAATAGTTCTGACTAACATATTTACCCCCATAGAAAAGTTACGTTTACCCCTATAAACTATAAGTACACGTTTTAAGGGACAACCGTTCTTTTATCTTTTTAGATGTTGGAGAGTATCTATTTTTGAGACATCTTTTCCACAGATTTCACAAATCAAACTGACCCCAGTATACATTGCAAAACACTCTTCTGGGTCTACTTTCTTATCGCACCATTGACATGGTTTTAACAAAGTCTGTTCTTCTAGGCCATCACAACAATTTATAATTCCACTAACACATCCTTCATAATCGCAAGCAGTTAAGCGACTTCCTAAGTTCCCCTCAACATGGGCAAAAGTTAATTGATTCATAGGAATAGTTCCTTTGCCATGACATTTTGGGCAGTTCAATGGCCAAACTCCGTGTTACGTTTTACAGCTTCGTGTCTTGTTATACACTGTATTTCCATAACTTTAATTGATTTTCCTTTCAATGCTATATTAACATCTTTTTCGATTTGAAAATAGCTGTTTCTAACAGCATCATGGCATTGTTCAATTGTAAAAAATGGTTGAGTCCATTGAAGCCAACCTTGAGATGGTGTGTTAGGTGTTATTATTAAGACAGAAATGAAAACAGGAACGACTATTAATTCTAACATTTAATTAGTCAGTCTGATTGATAAAAAATATGAAGACCAATCGAAGCGCGAGGTTTAAATTTATGGGCCCATTTAGGGAAAACTCTACGTGTGTGATAATGGGTAATTTTTTCTAATCCAATGATTAGTACATCATTATTCAAAACGATTGATGCAAGACGGAAAGCCTTTTGGAAAGCCTTATGGTCGGTTACTAATTCTGGTTTACCATCGCACCAATAGCTGAATTGACATTGATCCCGGAGAGGTTTGCTATTCCAATAATGGCCTTGCCTAACGACTTCACATGCTGTCGAAGGCCAGCGTTTATCCTTCATTCTATTTTTGATAACGATAGCTACAGCTATTTGTCCTAACATATTTTGATTTCGAGCTTCATGATAAATTGTTTCAGCCATGCAATATAGTTCTTCATCATATGGAATCCCCATAAGATTTTTTGATTTCTTCTCAGCGACAGATGGTGTTGCCAATAAGAAAAAACTACTTAGAAAAACGATAGGGATTTTATGCTTCATTCAGCAGCTTTCGTTTTTGCATTTGATTTTTGATTTCTTCATAAAGGTCTCTGGCTTGAAACCCTCTTCCTATTTTATGAGAAGAAAATTTGGGAGAAAGGTGATGAACGACCCACCTTAAAAAATCTAAATAATTAATCCCATCAAGGTACTTCACTGGTTTGCCGTCGTTATCCCAAAGCTGAAACTTTTCTTTTCCACTATGCTGCCGACGAGTCAGTTCTTTTAACACTTTTTTATCAAAACCCATCTTTATAAAATGGTCAGGAAACATTATATCATGACCGTTGGCTTCGACCTGATCAAAGTTCTTAGCTAACACATCTATTATATGCGATTTTACGTTTTGTGTATAGTCCATTTTTAATACTCCCCTCTAATATTTCATGTTAGCAACTTCTAGGGACATTTCTTGGTCCCATGTATAAGCTGCATCGTGAGCGTCACGATAAGAAGCAAATTCTCTTTCAACGGGATGCCCGTTATAGCATACTGCCCAGTTTTTTGGTTCGATGCGAATAGCACAAAACCCCATATCCCAGTATTGTGGCTTTTCGTAATAGTCACAATTGGAACAAGGGGTGCCAATTTCATAGTTAGAATTATCACAATTTGGACAAGACATGAGTACCTCTCTTCTTTCTATTTACTTTCTATATATAGTATACTATAGGCAAACTTAGGACATAAGTTCTCTTTTATCTATTATATCCTTTAGGGTTATTTCTGCTCGTGATTCGCTGGGAGCAGAGATTCTAACGGTAGTCCAGTTATATTCAGGGATTGGTGTATAGATTGAAGGGGCTTCCGTGACTTGTTCTACAATACGATAAATTTTATAGGCCATTACTTTCTCTCTTTCTTTCGATAAATTTCCTTAAGAACATCTTCTAAAGCAGGAAGCCCTTGAACATGTAAATTAGTAAGCATGTACTCAATTGCTTCTGGCTCATCAAGCCCTAATTCTCTGGCTTCTTCAGCCAAAGTTTCCATGGACATAAGCCAATCTTTTATTCTCATAATATATCTAAGAGTTCTTTAAGGGACTTGTCGGCTTTACGAACACTTTTTCTGCATGCTTCTATTTGCATTATTAAGCATTCACGTTTGACAATTGGATGCCAGACTTCTTCTACTTCATCGTTTACTTTGAAATTATCTCGCGCCCATTTTTTAAAATCTTTTTCTTCAACAGAACTTAATTCTCTGAAGAAGCTGTCTGGAAATTCTGTCATGATACTCTCCAAACTCGATAGCCAAGAGTTTCGTCTTTAGTATCAATACGTTGGGTGAATTGAACGGGAGTTTTCAGCTTGGCCATTTTCTTTTGGTAGGATTGCCGAGCTTGGGCTACACGATTTCCTAATCGTTTAACGGATTCATCTTCATACTCAGGGGCCAGAAAAATACTTTGACCTACTTTCATTTCAGCAAAAGGATATTTGCGTAATCCAGTATGAAAATCAGGAGGGACAGGGATATCATCTTCAATTTCAAATTTAAAGTCAGCCATAGTTTTCTCCTTTCTTGGCTAATTAACCTATATATAAAGTAAAGTACCACCTTTGTGAGTAAAGCTAAACTTTCTCAGTATGGGCCATATATTAAAATACATATTGTCATAATAATAATTGCACTAAAAAGTTCCAATTTTTCTCTCCTTATATAACCGTTTCCCTTGTTGAACCAGTTCATCTAATTCTTCATCACTAACCTTTTGTTCTGTAGCTTTTTTGACCCATTCATAGACTACATCGTCTTTTACTCTTGCAACGTTTAGTAAATCTCTGAATCGATAAACATTGGCAACATCTTTAGCTTTAACAGCTTCAAGGAAACGAGCTTTAAGAATGATGGTATTCATTTTACTCTCAATGAAAATGCGGGAATAGTTTCCCGCATTTCCCTGGCAGTCATCTATGAGAGGGTGATATAACCTTTGTCCAACGCAATTTGGACATCAGGTGCACCACCTCTGAGTTTACGTGCTGCAGATATAAATTCTGAAACACCCATCCCGTCTTTGAAGAGTGAAAAAATCTCACTTCGACGAGAATTTTCACGGACAGGAATTTTATCCCCTACCACTTTGATCGTATCGCCCTCAAATTTATGACGAGTACGTTGCGTCTTAGTGATCGGAGCCGGAACAGAAACCTTCTTTTTTGGAGAAGTTTTCTTAGTAGGCTTAATAGTTTGAGTTGTGGCCATTTGGCCCTCCTTTCTGCTTTCTATTTAACTTACCTTACAAATATAAAGTAACAGAAAAGGGGGACAACGGTTAAGTTATCCCCCTGACAAACTAGGCGGCTTCTGCATATGTAGTGGCTAAAGCTAACGCTCTTCTTTTAACATTAGCGTTTTGTCCAAACCATCCAGAATGTAACGCTCCACCAGCTATTCTCTCGGTTTCACGTTTTTCATGGTCAAGTACATAAGTTACTCCATTTAGAGCGCCCCACCAAGTACCTTTGGCAGAAATAAAGTCGGCTCCTGGAGATAAGTTGATAGCTTCATGGACTTGTTCAGAAGTTTTATTGAACTCATCAATGAGAGGAATGTCGTTAGCGACTTCCATTTTTCCACGCTCAATAAGTAATTGAGGTTGGAAAAGTTCAGCGATAAAATTCTGAGTTTCAATAGGAAGAGCTTTTTTACTGCTCAAGAAATCAGTTTGCTCTTTAAACTCATTCATTTTAACTTCGCTGATTCCCAAGGCCTCTTCAGCTGCCGCCATTATTTCATCGTCAAAAGCCTGAAGATGAAGAACCCTGAAACTTTTACCATCAGTGTTCAAAGCCATAGCCATAGTATTGGCACAGACGACCCTTATAGGGGTAAACATAATAGTAAGAGCTTTACCAGCAACATGCGGTGAATTAAGAAGAAGATATCCTTCTATTTTATCACCACCTGCAAGTTCAAAACTTGTCTCAATTTTAGCAAGTCCCCAAATATTCTCACCGTCTCTTAAGGAACCTGCCGTTTCCATTTTCATGTCACCTACGGACACAAACTTTTTGAAAAATTGAAACGTATCATGGTTTTGAAAAGGTTCATAGTCATCACCGCAATGTGAAAGTTTTTTATTGTCGGTATCTCTCACTATAAAGTGACTACCTGGAACTGGGATTGGTTGAGAATCTTCAGTCCAGAATGGGGTATCAATAGTATAGGCGGGACGCTTAGAAACGGTCCAGTCTAATTGGGCCGCTACTAACATTTCATCAGGGGTCATATCATTGCTGACCTGAACCCCTAGGCCATGCCAGGGAACCTTCCCTGCGTAGGCCATAGTTTCTACTTCGTGAGCCACGATTCGCTCTCCTTTCTTTAAAGTTTCTAACCGTTATTATTATAAACGGTGAGAAGGCCGATAAAACTATTATTTTATCTAATTCATGGCATCAGATGAGTCATCTAGTTGAGGGGCTGGTACAGAAGGAAGGGAGTAAAATAAGTCTTGATCAATATCAATGAGCGCTTTTTCTCCATTAACATTCAAGACAATTTCACAACGCATATGAGGGTCTACTTTTTTCCCTCTACAATGTTCATGTACCATACTAAAAATAATAGGAAACCGTGTGTCTTCATCCAATGAATTTAAATATTCTTTCAAAGGTTTTGGTTCAAGTGCTCGATTATAATCCATTTTAATAGCCCAATCATTTGCTTCTAATAATTGGTCCTTCGTTAAAACTGGAAGTTGTTTAGGCCATTCACTTTCCATATTAATTTATCCTCTAAATAATTATTTACCCTTTATTATATAAGGCCATAAATTAGAGAAAAGCGTGGATTTATCTAAGTTGCTTACGCTCTACCTGCCATGCTCGGGCTTTCGACATGGCCCTATTTCCAAACCAAAAAGCTA